GTTTTTTCTATGTCCTCTGGTGATTCAAAGTGGAATTTAAATTGCGGAACTCCCTTATCCGGGCCATAGTTGAACCTTACCCAGGGTCCAAGGAGCTGAAACTTTATGGTCTTTTGTAAGGCCTTCGCATCCGATTCTAAAAGGTCTTGTCTGATGAGCCTTGCCTGTTCCTCATGACCGAGCTTCCCTGGCGTTCCCTCCGCTGATCCAGTGTGTCCAAGAACAGCCTTTGAAATCGCCTTGTCGCAGAACTCTGCAAATTTCAAAAATGTATCAGCATTGTTTGAGGTAGATTTTGCTTCCAGAAGCTCAATAATTGTCGAATCAGAAATCACTGCCGCTGCATCCACGGCAAGGTTGAATACCGCCTCTTTGAGTTTGTCTATCTCTTCAGGTGTTGCACCCTGCTGGTATTTGCCTACCCTCATGGGAACGCTGAAGAGCTCGTTGAAGATGAGCCAGTCTTTGATGTCGTAGTTTTTAAAAAGATACATATAAGCACAGGGACGCAGTAACCCCCCTCTTGCTGTCGTCCCTGAACGTGCCTTTGACTTATGTATAATGAATTTGTTGGGGATTAGTTCTTCTCCCCACACAGGAGCATCATCTGTGAGAAGTCTCGGCACCTCAAGTAGTGCATCTGGTGAGTTGAATGTGAATCTCTTCTGGTGAACCCATTTTAGCTCTTTAATCCATATTTTGTTCTCTGCAACTTCATAGATGATCTCGCATACAGAAAACCCTTTGCCTACTGCATCAAGCATATCCAGTATGGCATCTTCCCAGTTTTCTATGTATTCAATCATCTCCTTTGCAGCCTCTGCTATCTTCACATCCTCTGTTGAGCTCGACGTAGGGATAATCTCCCATTCAAGGCCTGCCACTGCAAAGCGTCTTGTCTGGAGACAACCACCGAGGTGAGTGTCTTTTTCTTCCATCTCTTCAAACAATTCAGCCTGCCTCACTATATCACCCTGGTCAGCCTCTTTAAAAATCCTGGCGAGCCTCTGGGGTGTGAGCCCATAGGATGGATAAGTGCTGTATCTGTCACGGATGGTCTGGACTGCTATTGTCTCAAGTATTGGCTTATTGGATTTTATCTCCCTGCCGAATCTGTCAACAAGCATCACCATACACCTCTTACGACTGTAAAGCCTGAATTGAATCGCTCTGCATATTCAGCACCTGGTGTAAAAAACGGCCTTACAGCAACACTTTCGTATGTGATTCTACCGGGCATCAGTGATGCAGCACTCACTGCCAGGGCCAGAGCCCAGAATCTATCTGCGTGGCTTCCGCCTTCTCTCTCTGCTATCAAACGGGGAATTCCCGTAGCCCCCACCTCACGCTTTACTGCGTGAAGGTCGGTTCTTAACTCTGGTCTTATGGGTATCCTGATTGTTCTGTCTTCAAATTTCTCTTTGAGTCTTGTTGCCATGTCGAGCTTAGCAGCAGGAGTAAATAAAACACCAGAAACCCTGTTCAAACCGAACTGTCTCTGCATGACCTCAACTGGCATCTCACCCATGCCTGTCTGGTCTACTGCTATGCGGATTACCCTGTAGGTGTGCATTATTCTCTCAACTTCATTTATCTGTGATGCAAAAGTGGCACGCCGTAGCTCCACCATCTCCCTTACCCACAGGACATCTCCCACCTGCTCAAGACATGAAATCACTGTCAGGTCTCCCCGGGCGGCTATGTCCATGCCGGCAAAGCAGAAACCCCCGGCATACATATCTGGATTACCGGCTGCCTCATCCTCACAGCGGTGGATGAGGTCAAAGTCCAGCCAGGCCGAGGCTTCATCGAGCCATTCAAGTTCAAACTCCTGTGCCCAGGCATCAGGATCAGCGATGGCCTTTTTCATCTCTTCGATGTTGCGGGGCAGGCCATCTGCCACAGCTTGATATATATCTATTCTGTGTCTTGACCAGATTGCCTGAAGGGATGGATCCGTCATAAGTTCGTAAAACTTGTTACCCTTGCCATTGGGGGTTGATACTACTATTATGCGGTATCCTGCAGAAATCACAGGAAACAGTGCCTGCCAGATTTTCCGAGAGTCTTTATGGAAGGCAAACTCATCAAGAAACACATTTGCGGAAAATCCACGGGCAGTGTCAGGGTTGGCTGGTAGTGCGGTAATTCTACTGCCCCCGGGGAGCCTCACCTCAAGTGCCCTAATCTCTGGTTCCCATTCATATTCCAGTGCCTCAAAGGCTGATTTTAAAGCCCTCAGGTGTTTTTTTACACCTTCCTCCATCGCCTCTTTTGCCTGCCTTTCACCACGGGAGAGTATCACCCATCTTGTGGATTTTCCTGCTGCTTCAGCTTCAAGGCAGTCAAGGACAATCTCAAGGGTGGTTGTGAAGGTCTTGCCTGTCTGACGTGCCATCATGCCGATTTTGTATCTGCTTTTATCGGCTATCCACCTTTGCTGGTATGAATACAGAGAAACATAGCTATACGATGCCATATATCTCCTCTTTGATTTTCTTCAAGGTATCTGGGTCTATGGCACCTGAGAGCTTCTTCTCCACATTCTCTGCTGCCTTTTCTGTCTTCTTCCTTAGTTCCTGGACCCATTTTTTCTGATCAACAGATGCTTTTGACAACTTTGCCACCATGATGCCGAGTTTTGGCAGTATGGCATTTTTATCTTCTTCATTGAGTTTTACCAGGACATTGAAGGCCTCCTGCTGGATGAGTCTGATTAATGCCTCATTCATGGAGCCTTCCTCATCTCCGACTACATCAACAATTGCCCGGGCCTGTTCGGTCGCAATCTTCAATGCGGCAAGTCTCTGCTCGAATTCTGTGCCGTATCTGTGAAGTGCACTCTTTGAAATCTCATAGCCTTTTTCTGAAAGCCATGATGATAGGGCCTCATAGCCTGAAAAACCGCCGTCTATGAGCTTTTTGTCGAGTTCTTTCTTTATGTTCTCTGGAAGTGATAATACCTTTAGTCTCTGTGGCATAACACCTCACCAGTATTTTTTTGGTCTTGCAATACCGGGGAAGCAGTCAACTGTATATTCCACGATGTCTATGCCGTGATTGTTGATCTTTGCCACCCATACAGGAGTATCCTTGTTATAGATTGTTATGAGCTCACGCTCTGCGAGGTAGTCGAGCTCCTGGCGTATTTCTGTTGTTGTTATATCGAGGATGATGGGTTCTATGGCGTTTTTAATGATGTTTTCTGATGTCCCCACAGGTCGTGCAGCATATAAAGCCCTCAAGATGAGCCATCTTAATTCCTCCCTGCGGGCCTTCTCTATGTCCATTACCCCTCCTTGATTTTTTCTAATCTGTCATAGATTCTGTCCAGCTTTGCGTTTATTGCCACCTCGTGCCTTATAAAATCCTCTCGCCTGATATAGCAGACTGGAAGCTCTGCCTTTAGCTCATATACCTGCTTTTCTACCTGCTCAACCCGCTTATCTGTTTCCGAGTTGTGCTTTTCTATAGACCCAAGCGATTTTGAAATAATATGTTTTACATATGCCATCATAACCACATTGGTTGCTGCAACCAGTGCAGCACAGACTGATATAATCTGCCATTCGTGCACCATCTACCTCTTTTCAAGTATCAGTATGTATTGCATGAGCTTCATCACATCCTCATGGGTCATACAGCAGATACCCCGCTCTTTTTCATCTATCTCTGCTGTGTATCCGCAGTGCCAGCCGTATTCAAGTGTTGGTCTTTCTAATCTCGCCCCAGTGCCCTTTAGGCTTTGACACCCCAAAAGGACTGTTAGGATCATCAATGAGATCATTAAGCTCTTTAGTAAGCTCAATGAGCCTTACCTCCGTTTGTTCATCCATCTGCTCTTCTTTTTCTTTCTTGCCTGTCTCTTTACCTTTCTTGTAGATGAACCCGATAAATCCTGCTGCTACACCTACAATGGCAATGATACCTGCTAACTTTAAAATGCCTGCATCAATCATTTAATCCCTTCGATTTTCTTGACCGCCTTAACCCTTCCATACATGGCTATCACAGCACCGACAAGCACAACTATGTCATTTACAAGCCCTTCAGTGTCTCCAATGTCAAATCCTGCCATCTTTGCTATTGTTGCACCTATGGCAATTATTGCACCCCATACAGTCTTGCTCATTAGAAGACCTTTTGTTTCCATCTATGCCTCCTTATATTTTTTCTACATAAAACTCATGATTGCCGATGACGGCTGTAAGCTGCATCTTATCAGCCCAGTCTGCCTTGCAGTTTTTGGTCTTGTAGTGTGTGGCCCCGAAGGTGTTGTCTTTTGCCATTGAAAAGTCATTTGGGTCGAGAAGTTTTTTGGCTATGTCGTAGCACTCACGAAGGGTCTTATCTTTTTGAAAAAATATGTCCCAGTCCTGGGCAATAGCGAGAAGTTTAATGCGGTTTGGATCATTCTCGTTGAAACATGAGAATTGATAGGGTTTAAGAATTACATCTTTAAGTGCCTTTCCAAACCAGCCGCTCTTTTTAAGACGGTTTAAAACAACACTTGCAACTGCAATTTTGCCGGCA